ACGACTATAGAAGCAAAAGGAACAGACACAAATGGTAGTGGGGTTATATTAGCGACAAGTACAGCAGGAATACAAACACAAGTAATATCTTCTGATGCTAGTGGAATTGGAACAATCGGCACAAGGACAAACCACCCATGCACATTTAGTATTAATAATGCTGAAAAAATGAGAATAGCTACTAATGGTGATGTTTTAGTTGGTACAACAGATAACGAACCTTGGAACAATGGTGCAGGTAATTCAGGATTTGCTGTAAAAGCAAATGGTAGAGTTGCGATGGCAGCTCCTGATACAAGTCCTTTATTTGTAAACAGAGTAACCTCTGATGGAAGATTAGTTGATTTCTTGCAAGATGGTACTACAGAGGGTGAAATAACAGTTTCAGGAAGCACAGTATCTTATAATGGTGGACACTTAGCAAGGTGGGGAAGACTGCCAAGTGGTGAAGTTAATAACACGATTCTAAAAGGCACAGTTATGTCTAACCTAGATGAAATGGTAGTATGGTCTTATGATGATGTTTTATACACAGAAGAAGATGAATTACCTGAGGGTAAATCTGTAGGTGATGTTAAAAAACCTGCTTATACAGCAGAAAACGAACAAAGAAACCAACTTAAAGTAAGTAATGTTGAGGGTGATATCAATGTTGCAGGTTTGTTTGTTGCATGGAGAAATGAATCAGATAATTATAACGACATTGGATTAGCAATGACAGGGGATATGGTCATTAGAATTGCACAAGGAACAACAGTTCAAAGAGGAGACCTATTAATCTCAGCAGGTGATGGTACAGCAAAACCACAAGGAGATGACATAGTAAGAAGTAAAACTATTGCAAAGGTAACATCAACTACAGTAATCA